CCGTCCAGGCCCTTGCGCAGATCAGCGGCATAGCGTGCGATCTTGTTCCGGCTCAACACGGTGTTGTACTGGAGCGAAACCCGCGCGGACAGGCGCAGAGACTCCCGCGTTTCCGTACCGTCCCGCGCCGTGAAAATTCGCGTCTTGAAGGTGTACTCGACCCCGACCTCCCGCGACCAGTTCGGGCGGGTGACGGCGATCCGGTTGTTTCTAATGAGCGCCTGGTTGGTCATCCGATCGCCGCCTTGATCTCTGTCCGTTTCGCCCGGACTGTGTTGATTAGGACTTCCTCACCGCGCGGCGAGGACAGTGCCCGCTCCATCATTTCCTCGGCGTCGAAGGCGTTGATGATCGTCGTGTTCCCCTTCTGGCCGCCCATGCCGCCGCCGTTAAAGCGGTGACGCGGATCGGTCTCGGTCAGGACCTCCTCGTTCTTCTTGAGGATCGCGCCGAACTCGTCAGGCGCAAAGCCCGCGATGCCGCCCGTGTGATACCGGGCTGCGTTTGCGAAGATCGCCGGGTTGACCTTGCGACCCGATTGCAGGGTCGAAGTGCCGACCACGCCGCCGCTGTGGGCAAAGATGCTGTTGATGCCGCCCGCCACGACGCCGCCGAGACCACCCTGGCCTCCCGCGCCGCCACCCATCATGCCGGAGATCGCGTTGAAGATCGCCTGGCGGATAATCATGCGGCCAATCTCGATCAGGATTTCCCCGGCCATTTTCAGGAACTCGTCCTTGAACACGGAGATCGCGTCCTCCCCGGCGGCAACCCGCTGGGTGAAGGAGTCGATGGCCGAGGTGATCCGGTCCGCGAACATGTCGTTGATCTGGCGGCCCGAGGTGACCGCCGTGGATTCGACCCGCTTGAGTTCTTCTTGGGTCTGCTGGAGGGCCTGGATCGCTTTCTCCGAACCTTCGCCGCCCATCGCCTGCCAGAAAGCCAGCGCCTTCTCCAGCGCGGACTCCAGTTGGGTCTCGACCTCTGCCAATTCCTCGGTAAGTCCGGCGGCCTCGGTAAGGCGGCCCTGCCCTTCGAGTTCCGTGATCTGCTCTATCAGGAAACGACGGCGCTCTTGGAGCAGGTTCGCCTTCTCCTCCAGCGCGCGGGCACGCTCCAGCGAGGCTTCACGGTCCTCATCGGCCTGGGCCTGGGCGTACTTGGACCGGGTGGTGGCCTCGATCGCCGCGCGCTCTTGCTCTGTCAGGTCCAGCCCGACCTTCTTGGCCTCGACCTCGGCCTCCCGGATGGCTTTTGCAACCTCGGCATCGACCAGGCGCTTGCCTTCCAGGCTATTCAGGAACTCCTGCTTCGTGATCTCCTCGTCGAGTCCCAGCCGGAACTCGCTCTGCTTCTCGGCCAGCTTCTCGGCTGCTTCGACGCGATCCTCCTCGGCCTCCAGCGCCTCCTCAATCCGGTTCTCGACCCCGGCCTCGGAGCGGAACAGAGCGGCCTCTTTGTTGCGGCGGCCTCGGTTTTTCCCGCCGTTGTCACCGCCCAAGGACTTAATGGCCGACGAAATTTCCTCAGTGGACCCGGTGCGGACCGCCGCGATGATCCGGTCGGGAAGTTCGCCGTAGTTGTACGCGATCGAGGTCAGCGCGGCTTGCTGCTGCGCGTTGAAGGAGTCGAACCGCTCGGCCCCGGCGGCGTTCCGCGCGGCAGGCATGAACTCCGTGTTTATCCGACGCATAAGGTCTCGGTTCGCGTCTGCGACCGACACCGACATGCCCAGCGTAACCTTCTTGATAGTGCCGTCCGACAGCGTAATAGTGTCAGAACCGAAGCCCGCGCGGTAGATGTTAGGGCCGACCTGGTTGCCGTTCCGGTCTGTGCGAGGGTCGTTATACGGATTGGGGCGGAAACCCTCCGAGTCCCGCAGTACCGCCGCCGCAACCTTCGCCCCGTCGGTGCCGTCGAAACCTGAGACCGCCTCGTCGTTTAGGCCGTCGTATGCCCGGTTGCGGAGATCGACAGCTTGGCCGATCGCTGCGGCCCGTTTCGCTGCGTCGGTGAAAGCGTCTGCCGCCTCCATCGCCGCTTGGAAGTCTGCCTCGATGTCGCGGATCGCGTCGAACTCTTTCAGCTTCTCGTTTACCGAGGGGATGTTCTCCCCGAGTTCCCGCATGGCCTTCTCGAAGGCTTGCATCTGCTTCTCTGCGGCGCTCGTTTCGTCGTTGAGGTCGTCAGTTGTTTCTGCCAGGCCCGCCAATGCACGCTGCGCCTCGGTGGCCGTGCCGTCGATGACCGCCAATTCCGCTTCCAGCTTGGCCGCAGCAGTCTCGGCCTCGGCCAGTTGGTCGATCCAGTCGATGAAGTCGTCCAGGCCCGTGATGTCGGAGACCTCGCCAAAGCGTTGCGACAGGTCCTCGATGCCCTCACGCAACTCGCCTGCGCTGATCTCGCCCTGGTCGAAAAGAGCCGTCAGCCGCATGAAATACGCCCGGGCTTTGTCGTCTTTTACTGTTTCATTGATCGCCCGCTGGATGGCCTGGATTTCTTTGATAAGGCCCTTGGCCCCGTAACTATCGTCGCGGTTGCCGTCTGTCTGCGCAGCGATTCCCGCGCGGACGTTCTTGAGGTCCAACTGGAGATCGAGTTCGCTGATCTTATCCAACCGGCGCTTGAAGTCCTCGGCGTCACCCCCGGCGTCCCGGAAGGCTTTCGCCACCTGGCCGATGGACTCCGTCGCGTCCTCCATCGTGCGGTCGAGGTCCTGCATCCCCTCGTCCACCGCGCCGATGCTGTTGAACGCAAAGATCGTCAGTGCCGCAGCAGCGATCCCGACGACCCCGCCGATGGCCCCAAAGGCCGCCCGGAAAGTGACAAGCAGAGTTGCCGTTACCGCCCGGAGACCTCGGAGGCCCGCGCCGAGCAACGTGGTGGACCGCAGAGCAGCAGCAGCGGAGGGGGAGAAGGATGCAACCGCCCGGTTGAGCGCCACCTGGACGCGGAGATTTCCGAACGTCTGGGCCGACAGGCCCGCGAGGCCCACGCCGAGACCCGAGACCACCTGCGCCACCCGGAGCGCGGCGAAGCCTTTGAACAGTGCGACCAGCTTCCCGAGATTGTCGAGGACCGTGGGCAGCAACTCGAACAGGTCCCCGAACGCCGCGCCGATCCGCTCGAAAACCTCGATGCCTTCATCGCTCTCCAGGAAAGCGTTCAACGCCTCGATCGCGGCATCCAGGCCCGAGATGAAACCGGAGTTCGCTGCGGTCAGTTTCCGCTCGAACAGGAGGTTCTGGAGTTCACCGATCTTGGTGGTGGTGGAGTCCAGGGCGTCCCCAAGCTGGCCGCCGTATGTATCCTCTAGCCCCTGGCCGAGCGCGACAAGGGCCTCCTCGGCCCCGACCTGCCCGTTCTCCACGGCCTTGTAGAAGTCCGCCAGTTCGTCCGTTCCGTAACCCAGCGCGGTAGCCAAAAGGCCCACGGCTCCAGGAAGTCGATCACCCAATTGTTGACGCAATTCTTCCATTTGCAGGGTGCCTTTACCTGCAATTTGAGTCAGCGCGTTGAAAGTGCCGGCGATCTGGTCGTTGGACAATTTGAGGACCCGACCGGCCTCGGAGACCTGCCGGAAAATCGTGCGAAGCTGCTCGGTCTCAAGCCCGGCCTGCTGACCTGAGATCAGGAACTTGGAGAAGTTCCCCGACAGAACGTCGAAGCTGATACCGAGGCGCGATGCCTCATCCTGCAAACGCTCCAACTCTGCGCCGACCTTGCCGTAGTCCTGGTCGAAGGCTGCGCCGAGCCGGTTCTGGGCGGCTTCAAGTTCTTGGAACGCTTCGAGGATGCCCGTGCCGAAGTTGAAAACGCCGTAAAATCCCACGAAGGATGCCGTCAGCGACAGCACCTCGCCCCGGAGCCGCTGCATGATCGAGAGCGCCCGGCGAGAGTCCCCGTAGAACGCCCGAAATGCCACACGCCCGTTAGCCATCTGTCCGGTCAAACGCCGTACACCGTTCGCGCCCTGATCAGCAGCGGGGCCGAGGCGTGCGAGTTCGCGCACGACCTGGCGGATCGGTGGCACGGTGCTAGTGGCGGCGGTGAATGATTTGCGGAAAGCCTGGGCCAGTTTGTCTTGGTCTACGGCAGCCACACGGGCGAGGCCGCGTGCCCGCTCATAGGCGGCGGCGAGAGAGGCTTGCGCACGGGCGGAGGCTTCTGCTGCGCGGGCGCTGTTGATTTGTGCCTGGGCGATCCGGGCCTCTGCCGCTACGAGACCGGCGATCCCGGAGGCGGCGTTGGCGTTGGCTTGTGCCGTGGCGCGTTGACGGACCGCGCGGGCCACGTCTTGCTCGGCCTTGGAAAGGCGGGCAATCCCTTTGCCTGCGTTCTCGTTGCCGCGCTGGTATTCGGCGGCGGCTGCGGCTGTGGCAGCTTCGCGCGCGATGACCTTTGCACGGACATCTGCCTCGGCCTCGGCCAGGGCCTTGATTCCACGCTCTGCGTTCTGGTTCGCCGTGCCAATCCGCGCGCCCTGGTCTGTGACGCCTTGTGCCCGGCGGTTTGCTTGAGAAACCTCACCGAGCGCGATGGTGGCCGCAGACGCCGCGTTCGTGATCCGCTGGAGTTCCTTCGCGGAATCCGCAAGCTGGCCCTCCTGCTTCGCAAGGTTGGGCGCGGTCTTGACGATTTCACGGTTCAGATCGCGGTAGGCGTCCTGCGCGGCTTTGAGCCGTGCGTTGGTCTCGTCGTCCCCGCTCTGGCGCGCCGCGATGGCCGCGTCCACGATCGCCCGGCGCGCAGACTCGGCCTGGGCCTGGAGTGCGTCGTAGGCGGTCTTGCTTTCGAGGAGAGTGCGCTGCTGGCGTTGGAACGCCTGCTCGGAATCATTGACGGTTTTCTCGATCCGCTCGAACACCTGGGCGGCCTTCTCGGCCTGTTGCGCAGTGTCCTTGCCGATGGTGCGGGCGAGAGCCGTGGCGGACCCGCCGCTCTTGTCCAGGGCGGCTTCCATCTTGCCTGCCCCGGCGGCTACGTTATCTTGGATGTTGACGAGTTCGTCGAGG